CTGACTTAGGATTTCATCCCCAGAGGTCAGGAACGTCCCACCTTCCACCCGCTAAGATATTACCATACCTTAGCAATTCGCCATGTTTATGGATAACATGAGAACCTTCTGACACCTTGCCCCATAAGGAGGAATAAACCCCTCCCCAGTGGGATACGTCTTGCGATACAGTTGCCGGAAGCAGGCCTTTGACTCTCCATTGCTGGAGATCTCGGTCCCACCGCGGTTTAGCTGCATCGAAAGGAACGTGCAAGACGGAGTCGCCCAGATCACGAGGCCCCCTAAGGGACGCCGGGACTTGAGCTGCCAACCAACTCCATAGGTCAGAAAACCTCGCATCAAGGTACCAGCCACCATGCTGACAAGCATAGTGGCGGATTCGGTTCGCCGTCCGGATTACTCCGGCGACGTCCGTGATCTCTTCCTTGAAGTAAGGTGGTGTAACTTCCTTGCCTGTGTGGAAATGACCCCCACAGCTCTCCCGAAAGGGACCGCTGGAAAAGGTCTTCTTCGTATTAACTACGAAGCCACTATTCACGAGCGCACACACCACGCTCTCGTGATATTTAGAGGGGACGATGATATCGTCACCATAAACCAGGACTTTTCCTTCCTTACAACACGCGCGAGCAAGAGCGTAAAACAAAAGCGTCTCTAACTCAAACGTGAAACCATTACCCATGGAGGATATTTTCTCGTAAGTAACGGTCTTTCCCTGAATGGATCCTTGCTGACTCCGCAACTGCAAGCAGTGGCGGAACCAGTCTTCAGGGAGTAAGGCCTCACACAACGCCAGACTAATGCTATCACTAGCACTAGAAAGGTCGATGGTCGAGTGACTTCCAGTCAGCGACGCTTCACGCGCGGCATTCCGGTTGTTATGTTGCGCACTCGGAGTGAGGAGTCCAATAGTATTCAAGCGACGACGTAACATCGTGCCGATCGCTCGCTGGAAGAACATATTCCAGTCGGGTTCAATTGCTATCACCCGATCTACTTTTGCGGACTTCGGAACAGTGGTGACCTTATTACCAGCGACGATCAGGAGTTTCCTGTCGCCACCGCTCCACGACGAATTAAATCGCCGGAAAGCTAAGTAATAAGGGAGGGCCTCTGCCGTGATGTGGGTACCAAATTCCCACTTTTGTTGTTGACTAGCTCGACGCCGGGAGAGACTTGTGGTCGCTCCAGGCCCAAAGCTGCACTCATCGGCCATTTCATCTAAGGAGAAGCTCCCAAGAATCCCTGACACGATACGACGGGCACGCGCCATCAGCTGAAAATCAACTGACGGACGCGTGTCCCATCCTACCAGCTTGCTGTTATACAAGCGGCAGTGCCCCTCTGCATCCCAGAATTTCTGGTATGCAGCAGTCTCGCGATTCACACCTATATCAAACGGCATCTTAGAAAAAGACTCCACAGACCAATAATGGTCGCGGAATTCTTCGACGTCGTCTAATACGTGGGCCTCACGGCTCACTAAAGTGTGAAAGTCATCCGACAGATTGGCTCGAAAGCCAACGTCATCGTTAACGGCCTCGAAGAAGAGGCTGCGAAACAGTGACGAGTCGAAACGGCGGCGCAGTCTGAGGTATTTGCTCATTCTCAGTATCCTATTCGATTTTGTTATAGGAGAAGCATCACAAGGATCGGCTTACGCCGACGGCTGAATCAGATCGTTCACAGAGGCAGAGAATTCTGCCTTCAGGACGAGTTGCTGAATCCGAGTGAGGACATCCAGGCGCTTTGCAGCAGTGGTGTTCGACCCGAAGGTGAAAACGATGTCGACATAGTCG